CTTCGCATCCTTGCTGAGAAGACTCGCGCGTTTTTGGGATCAACAAAGCTCGCAACTCTTCCAACTCGTGAGCTACAATCATCGTCGGCTGTAGTACCTCACGGCGGAAGTCCTGCCGTTAATGCTACAGCAAAAGAAAAGCCGCAAAGCCTTGATTTTATTTCTCAAGTTAACAAGCATAGGAGACGAGAAGCAGTGAAATAATTCTTCAAGGAGTCAATTAAATGTTTTCATGGACATTCGACGCCCCAAGTGGCGTCTATAAAAACCACGAGCTTTCTTCGAAGCTCCGTATGGCCGCGATTGCGGAAACAAAGTTTATGCAATTCGTACGCCCCGAGCCAGGCTACGGAAAGAAGAAGGGCGAATCGATCACGATCACTCGTGTATCGAACATCACCGTTCCTTCTAACGGACGATTGGCAGAAAACAATCGTATTCCAGAAGACGAGCTAGCGCTCTCTACTACTTCAATCACTGTAAGTGAGTGGGGCCGTTCGGTTCCTTACACTTCTTTGTCTGAAGATCTTGGCATGTTCAACGTAGAGAACATGATCCAGAAGAAGCTTCGCGATCAGATGGCACTTGTTATGGATTCTGCGGCTGCGGACGCGTTCAAAGACGCTGTCGTAAAAGCGATTCCAAACGGTGTTTCTTCTATCGTGTTTGACACTGATGGCACGCCATCAACAACTGCGACAGTAAACTTGAACATGTACCACGTTGAACAAATCCGTGACTACATGTACTCGACACTCAACATCCCACCTTACGAAGGCGACGACTACATCGGTCTCGTATCGACAAAGGCTAAGCGCGGTCTGATTTCAGATCCTGCTTGGGAAACTTGGCACAAATACACTGATCCTCAGTCGAAATTCAAGTCTGAGATTGGTCGTATGGAGAACATCCGTTTTGTTGAAATCAACAACACGGCAGCTCTCTCTGGCGCTCTTGGAACTGGCGGAGTTCTCGGCGAAGCAGTATTCTTCGGCGACGACGCTGTTGCAATGGCTGTTGCTGAAGATCCAGAATTGCGTGCAGCGATCCCACAAGATTTCGGTCGTGCAAAGAGTGTTGCATGGTACGGGATACTGGAATTTGGAATTGTCTGGAACTCTGCCAATCCAGGAGAATCCAAGATTGTCCACCTCACGTCTGCGTAAAATCGATCTGAGCAAATTCGGCGATGAAATCTTCCAGTAGTCGCCGAAATTCCTGGTAATCAATCTCAATATTCTGTATTGTTATTGAAAACTAGGAGTTCAAAAATGAGTAAAGAAACGAGTTGGTTAATAGATGCGAAATGTGAATCTTGCGGAAAAGAAAGCAGAGTTAAGCGGAAATACAAGTGGGGTCCGCCCCGCCCGTATTGCTCGCAAGAATGCTGCGATAAAATCCGAACTACTCACAAAAATTTCACGTGCATGTGCTGTAAGAAAGAATTTGACGCTACTCCAAAGCCGGGAGTGCCGAGAAAATTCTGTTCACCAGAATGCAAGGTTGAGTACTGGGGTGAAGTTGGAAAGGTCGACAAAAGATCGATTCCTGGAAAGCGTCACTTCTCTGGCAGTGGATATGTTTATGTCCAATCGCCAGACCACCCATCTGTTCAAGAAAAAGATTATAAATATGTCCTCGAACATCGACTTGTTATGGAATCGAAGCTTGGCCGCCTTTTGCAGCCTGGTGAAAACGTCCATCATAAAAATGGCGACAGACGAGACAATAGAATTGAAAATCTTGAACTATGGACAGGACAGCAGCCGTATGGCCAACGCGTTAGTGATTTACAATTGGAAGTTGCTCGATTGAATAAAGAATTAGAGAATTTGAAACAAGAAATGAAGAAATTAAATAAGGAGAATTAGAAAATGTATACACAGCAAGGCGGCCATCTGGCATTTTTCGCGCCTTCACTTCTCTTGGCGTCGACAGACGGCGGAGTAATGAAGGAAATGGACATTGGCGCAGCAAGCGGATCGCATGGAGAATATCTCTGCGTGAAGCAGTGCCAAGTCGCACAACTTCAGTTCACACTGACTTCTGAAGCAGCATCGGGCACCACAACTGCACCGACTGTTGTTTTCAAGAAGCGCCCAACGCCATTTTCGGCGACTGGTGCGACTACTATCGGAACGGTTGTTGTTCCTTCGGGAACTGCTATCGGCAAGACTGTTTACTTGGCAATTGACCCGGTTGATTTCGCTGTTGGCGATTCAATGGAATTGTCTTGGACTGTCGGTGTAGGTACGCCAACTGGAATCGGCATGGCGACTTTTGTTGCTAACGAAGATCCAGAGACTTCGGCGAACAACGCAGACATGATCGCATCAGCTTAATATTTGGTGATACCCGCTTGGGGGTTTATTAGTTTTTCCTCCTTGCGGGTTTTCACTTTCAAACTAAAATTGGAGTTATCATGGCTGCTATTGCATCAACAGACGTGGCTTACGCCATGCTGAATAAAGCGGTTGCTGAATCTAGCTATCGCGAATTCAATTTCACATTAACTTTTGGCGATGGCGTTTTGACTTACCCTGCTGGCGGGATTCCGCTTGTTGCTGGTAAGCTTGGCTGCCCTTCCGAGATTCGTGCGCTTGACTTGTTCTCGCCCGCATCTGGTGACGGCTATGTATACAAATACGATGCTGCAAACGCTAAAATTCGGATCTATCAGGGTGACAACAATGCTGTTGCTGATGGACCGTTGGTAGAGCTTGGCGGATCTGATGCGCCAGCGGCTACTGTTCTTTATGCTAACGTAAAGGGCTGGTAAGAGTTTTTAAAAACTAAGGAGTTTATAAGATGGGTTTTGATCTGCAAACGCATAAGCGTAATCGAAAAGGTACGGTCACTTCGACAAATCACTACACACTTCACATCGTCAACGGTGTTAAGAAGTATGAGCGACCAAAGGGTTCGGGCGTGTTTTACACTGAGGATGGAAGCTTGCTTGAGGCGAAAAAGCCTACTTGGAAAGCTGACATCAAAAAAGAACAAGCTCTGAAAGAAGAAATCAAAGAGAAGAAAATGTCAGAGTCTGACAAGCAGGCTTTACAAGCCCTTGTCGGCGAAGAATTGGAAAAATAGATGTCTCTCAAAATGATTACACTTCCACAGGTAACGGTAGCGACGGCGGGAACGGAGCAACGGCTTTCTTCCGCTGCGATCAGTAACGCGGTGAAGGCTTACGTGTCGGCACCGGCGACTAATACTGGCAGCATCTGGATCGGTGATTCGGCTGTTGCTGTAGGGCGCGGCGTGGAAGTGGTAAAAGGGACGACTCTTACGCTTGAGGCGCAAGAGGGACAACTTATTGATATTTATGAAACCTATGTCGATGCCGCCACAAATGGCGACAAGGCTAGCATTACTTATTACAGCAAGGTTTAAAAAATGAATCGTCAGCAATTGCAGGTTGTGAGAGTTGTTTATCCAAATCAGGGTTTTGATTCGGCGTTAACGGCGGCTCAAAATCAGCAATTGCTGGTTCATTCGATTATTGCTGTGAACGGTACGGCTGCGGCGAACGATCTTGGTGTCGGTCACTCGGTGATCGGCGCTTTTAGTACGCAAGGCGGCCCAATCAGCTCATTTCCTGCGACATTGATTGGGACATCTAACGGTGATTACTTGCAGATTGATTCGGAAGATAAATTCGAATCGATCATGCTTAACGTCACGCAAGCGGTGACGGGTTCTCCTGTATACACTTACGAATACTGGAATGGCATAGCTTATGCTGCGCTCACGATGATAAGCGTCCCGGATCTTACGACGACTGGGATTAAAGTTTTGATGTTTGTCGCTCCTAGCGATTGGTCTGTGGACTCAAACTCTGCTTATTCTGTTCGAATCACGGCAACAACGGCCCCGACTCAGGCCCTGATTTCATTGTCTGTCAAAGCAGTTAAGATTCTAAGCTACCGAGAAGAAGTTAAACCAAAGGGTGAGCTTCTGGTAAGATTTGACGAACGACAGTTGTTGCTACAGGCGAGTGCCGAAATCATTGGTTTCTTTGCCTTCGCTTCTTCATCTAATACGATGGAAGCATCTTATCAGATAAGCCCTTAATCTTTAGTGGGGTTCAAAATTGAGCTTTCAGACGAATACACCTGCACTTAAAAATCAGGTCCTAGAAACGTGCGGCGAATTAACAGACGGCACTTCGCCGTTTGAAGACGTAGCGGTTCGCTATCTAAACAAAGTTTATCAGGGCGTTTTAGCTGGCGGAAATGAATTCGGGATCGATGTAGCTGAGGGCTGGAATTGGGCACAGAGTAAGCGCCCGATGCCGATAAGCCTGCTTCCTGCATACAGTGGCGCTGCTACGCTGACTCAAGATTCTTTTGCCGGGACATTCTCTGTTGCTCCGACGCTTTCGATGAAAGGTCGATATTTAAGAGTTGATTCAAGGTCTGATATTTATCAGATCATCAAGCACTCGGCTGGCGGAACTAGTTTTGAATTAGATCAAAAATATCTGGACGATAGCGGCGTTCTAAACGTCATGTGTTTCAAACTGGACTACAGTTTGATCGATGATCTGATTATTATAAATGAAACGAACAAGTACATCGACTTTCAAGAGGCGAGTGCTTCGACGGTTTTGACTGCGACATTAACCGAGGGCGCTTACACGCCACAGGATTTGGCAACAGCGGCGGCAACGGCCTTAACGGCAGTTGGTGTTGAGACTTACACTGTAACCTTTAGCGAGCTGACACGGATGTTTTCTGTGGCTCACGGAGGAGCCTATCTGTCGCTCCTTTTTGCTACAGGACCAAATTCAATCGCGAGTGCTTCGCTACCGCTGGGTTTTGATGTTGCAGACCAGACTGGCGCAACGTCGTACACGAGCGGTTACGCAAACAGTGCAATCTTAAGACTGACAAAGCCTATCACGATGTACCGGGAGCGAGCGCTCTTGTGGGGCTCGGCCAAAGATAGCGGCAAAGTTTTTCATGTCGATCAGAATACTTTTTTAAGGGACTACCCTTTAAATCGTCTGACTCAGGAAGTGCCGACAAAGTTTAGCATTGTTGATCAAAACGCCTATGGGCATTTGAAGATCAGAGTGAACGCTTCGGTCTTAGAAGAGAGAATGCGCGCAGAAGTGAATTACATTCCTGTCACTAGGAGTTTAACAAACAACGCTGCAAGTGTGCCGGTTGTTCCTGGCTCTTACTCTGAGTATTTGGTTTATGGTGCAGCTTATTACCTGATGATGGATAAGTCTGATAACCGAGCGGCTGAATACAGAGGTCTCGCGATTGCAAAGCTTCAGGCGATGATTAACGACAATCGAAAGACGACGATTGTTGCAGGCAATAACTTTGGAAGACTTATTCCTAGAAAAGGTCAGTTCCGACCTTGGGGATGGGGATACTAAGTGGCATATACAGGATCGAGTATCCCAATACCGTTAGGAGAGCTTGGAATCCGGACTGATGCTCCTATGACAAGCCTTCCGCCGAACGCTCTCTTAAAAGCGAACAACGTTTCTCTTTATTCTGGCCGAATCGAGAAAGCTCGCGGGACTACGAAATATAATCCCGTGGCTCTGCCGAGCAATGAAGTCGTTTGCGTTTTTGATTGGTTCCCGACGACTGTCGATCAGCGATTAATTGCTGCGACTTCTGACGGAAAGATTTGGCGAGATACTGGTGACAGGACTTTTTCGTCAAATACTCCGATCGAGGATTTGGCGACTCCTATCACAACAGATACGCACATGGTGACTGGCGGGCAGGAAGAAGCCGGGGCTGATAAAAAGCTTTTCATCTTAACAGGCGCTAAGCAGATCCAAGTCATCACTGGCGACGGGACATCGACGACAGACATTGCGCTTCCAAGTGCTGACTGGACGACAGATGACTTTCCGACTTTTGGAATCATCTATCAGGGCAGACTTTGCGTTATGAATTCGCAGGCTGACCCGCACAGACTTTATTTCAGCAATCTCGATGACCACGAAGACTTTACGACGGCGAATCCTCCGACCTATGCTGTATTTCCAGGAGAGGGTGATGGAATTTTATCTGCCGCTGTTTACCGTGGCCTTCTTTTTATATTTAAGCGTCCGTATGGTGTCTACATTCTAAACGGCACAGATCCACTGACTGCAAACTGGACTCTGACCCGGTACTCGGATTCGTTTGGTGTCGATTCTCCTCATGCGGTTTTACAGGTTTTGACAGATTTAATTGCTGCCAATTCCTTTGGTTCTTATACATCTTTGCAGGCGAGCGATGCCTTCGGTAATTTCGAGGCTGGCGACATTCTGGCGAATAACTTAGTCGAAGACTACATTCGTACTTTGTTCAACTCTGCGGGACTTCCTTACTCTCAATGCGTTTATTATCCAGAAAAGAAGCTGGCTTATTTTACCGGCCAGTCATCCTCGCTTGATATTAGAAATCAAATGCTTGTCATGGACGTGGCGCGGGATCAGTTAAGATTCACGGTCGACACGAAAGAGCGCCCGAATTGCTTGGCATTGAGAAAAGATGTCTCAAGTATTCAGCGCCCCATGTGCGGGGATAAAGAAGGCTTTGTCTGGTTAATGGACCAGAACACTTACAACCGTGACGGCCAGCCATATATTGGTGAATTCCAGACGGCTTACACTGATTTCAGTTTTGCATCGAGCGAGCTTGGATCAAAGAACAAGATCTTTGATTTCTTGGAAGTGAATTACGTTGCGACCGGCAACAACACTTTCATGTGCGACATTTATGTTGATGGAAGTTTCCGCCAGACTCTTGAGTTTACTCAGCGCTACGGTGCGGTCTTGGATTCTTTTATTCTTGATGTCGACTCGCTCGCTGGCGATCCTTCTGGTAGCTCGAACAGGAAGCCATTGCGCTCTTGCACGGGAAAGAGAATCAGTTTCAGATTTTACAACAATGCTTTTAACGAAGCTTTTAAAATTGAGCGAATAATTGTGAGCTTCAGGCTCAGCGCTGAACAAGTTTATGAGGATCAAACCTGATGGCAACATTTAGTCGGATTAAGATTTGGGTTTCAAACGAAGTATTAACGGCATCTGATCTGAATGCTGAGTTTGATAATATCATCGTCAACATGTCGCCGACTGGGATTGAAGATGCCTCGGCCAATGTCTCGGCGATGCAGGCTTCGACTTCTCCTGGCGGTCTTGGAACAGAGAGCCTTGCGACTTCTCTCTTAGGAGAGATTCAGCGCATTCGTTATGTGCTGAAACGGTTTGTGAACCTGGATCTTACGCAGCAATGGTACGAGTCGGCGACAAGATCTTTTGCAGATCTTAATGTCGACACGGCTGACATTGAAGACGATGCGGTAACGACGGCTAAGATTTTAGACCGCAACGTGACTGGGATAAAGATCGCGCTTGCGACTGTTGAGTTAGAGAACTTGGCAGCGAGCGCGATTCCGCCTGAGTACGGAATTCTAGAACAGACGTTCACTGTTAACGATAACTTCCTTGTTCCTGACGGAATAACTGAAATCATCGCCGATGGATGTGGTGGTGGTGGTGGTGGTGCGAGTGGTGGTGCAAGCTCTGGCGGTGCGGGGACTAATACCGGCGGCGGCGGCGGCGGCGGAGCGGCGCCTCAACAAGTAGTTTCAATTTCAACTACTCCTGGCGAGATTATCGCTATTGCAATTGGAACTGGCGGAGCGGGCGGAGCGGGCAGTGCTGGCGACGGGAATCCAGGCTCTGACGGGAACTTCACGACAATTTCGGCTCTTAGCGGGACGTATCGATTCGCTGGCGGAGTCGGCGGTAAGCGCGGGCTTGATACTGGTAACGGTGCAACTCCTGGCGCTCGGAGTGATTTCTACGGCGGTTCTTATGGCGGCGCTGGCGGGATAAAAGGCAACGCTGGTGCAAACGGCTTCGCTGGCATTTCTTCTGTCGGCGGCACTGCGGGGACATCGAGCGGTGCTAACTCTGGCGGCGGAGGCGGCGGCGGCGGGTCTTGCTATGGTACTGGCGGCGCTGGCGGAAATGGTGACGGCGGCGGCGGAAACGTCGGCGATTTCGCAGGAAACAACACTGGTGCAGGCGGCGGCGGAGGATCTGGCGTCGGGACTTCTGCGGCTTCGAGTCCTGCCGGTGGTGGCGGCGGATCTGGTCGAGTGAAAATCACTTGGGTCGCGGCAATATGAGCGATCAACGCATCTCTCAAATGATGGACGCGCAGCTTTCTGGGCAAGATCCATTCACAATGGCTCAACAGATGCAGGCTGAGCGAACCCAGACAAAAGATGCGACTCTTATGGGCGGTCCTTTTGATTCGTCAGCGATGGAAGCTTTCGGCAATCAGCAACAAGTACAGCCAGTATTGCCGGAAGCAAAGAATCTTATCCCGAATCAGCCAGCGAGCGGTCAACAGACGTCGGCTTATCAGAAAAGCAATGTGCAGACTTACTTAAGTAAGATCGGTGTAAAGGGCGCAGGCCTTGCGTTTAACGACCTTGGCCGAGTTCAATTGATTGGCCGATTAAAAGATAAGTACGGTGACCGATACAATCAGGTCCCGGAAGCTTTAGATGCGCTATCTATGTTCGATAAGGAAATGAGCAAGCTTCCGATGGAAGGCCAGAAGAAGATGAACGCGACGCTCGCAAATGGGGAGCGCACGCTTAAGGCTTTATTGGGTGGTGCGTGAAGATCGTTCAGTTTAATAAAAACGAAGAATCAAGCGAAGTCCTGATGGGCTTTGTTGATTACTGGTGGGCTGCAAGATGCGGCGTTAAGATCCCAAGAGTCGTATTTAGCGATTTTGGTTTCTTTGCTTTTTTGGAATCAAAGCCAGTCATGGCATCTTTCTTCTATCCAGTGATGGGCGCTGAAATTTGTCATTGGGGATATCAGGTTACAAATCCCGATACTACATTTGAAGAGAGAACCGCTGCGATACTTGAAACTTCTATAGCGGTTGATAAGTTTGCAAAAGAGTTGGGTTACAAAATGATTGTTTCATATCCTGGCAACAAAGACATCGTAAAGCGCATGGATGGTCTTGGATACAAGATGGCTGACGAGATTGTGACTCAAGCATTTAAGGAGTTGGTGTAATGGGGAACGGTATCGGCGGAGTAGTTGATGATGTTGTATATGGCGGCACCGGGCAAAGACTTGCCAATGCTCAAGGAAATATTGCGGCTGCACAAGAGGCCGAACAGCGGGCGCAAAGAGATGCTGCGGTCAGCGCCGCCAATCCAAGCCCGCAAGAGATTGCACAGCTCGAGCAATCAATCGCTCTTAATAACCAAGATATCGCCCGTAAGCAAAAGCTTCTGGACTCGAGCGACCCTGCTTTGATTGAAGCGGGCACTCAGGCGCTTGCTCTTTTGCAGGGTAAAGAAGCAGCGACACTTTCGCCTTTGAAGAATCAAAGGGCAAAAGAGCGCGCTCAGCTTGAGGAGAAATTAAGATCACAGCTTGGAAGCGGATACGCAAACACCACAGCCGGACTTCAGTCTTTGGCTGCGTTTGATGAGGCAAGCAATAACGTATACACGAATGCTCAACAGGCATCGCTTGCTCAGCTTCTCGGTGTCGCGCAAAATACTTCTGCCAATTATGGAATGCAGAATAACATTCAAAATGCTGGCAGCTTCTCGAGCCTTTACGGGAATCAAAGCGCAAGAAAAGTTAACGCCATCACTGGGAACAAAATTGATGCTGCGGGTTCTCAATATGCTGGGGATCTTGCTCGAGCTACGCAACAAATGGCAACTACTGGTCAGCTTCTGAATCTTGCAGGAAAAGCTGGCGCGGCTTACGCTACCGGCGGAGCTTCAGCGGCGGCAGAGGCAAAAACATGAGGTCAAAAGAGAAACCAGCATCATTAGCAGAGCTGATCGGTAAAGATTCAAAGGGTCGTATGACTTGCGAGGATCTGCCGAAGCTTTTGGGAGAGAAAATGCCAGATCTTCCAAGAAATAGAATTGGCAGATATCGATTGATGAATGCTTTGAAAGTTAGATTTGGTCCTGGGTTTAAGAACATTCCTGGGATTAAAGACATCATCGAAGACTTTGATGAAGATGTCGAAACAGAAAACATTGTGAAAATGAATATGGAGTCACGCAATGGCGACGATGATTGAACTTTTGGGCAACCAGGCTGCGCAGCAAAATGCTCAAGGCCAACTCAGCGGACTCGGTGAAGCTGTTGAATCAGGAATGAAAACAGGCGTCGGTCTTGCTAAAGCAAAGCAGGAAATGGAAGCCGACAAGATTCGCACAACGGCAATGAAGGAAGACCTCACCCAGAAGCAAGCGATGGGTCTTGGCAACAGATTGCGTGCGGCGGCGTTCTCTTCGGACTCTAAGATTTTCGAATCAAGACTCTCGTCGGCAAAGATTTATGCAGACCAGGCGAATATCCCATTTGACGAACAGGGTTACCGGGATCTTTACAACAACGAAAAGACTCGATTGGTTTTACAGAGCGGGATTAAAGACGTCGTAAGCGGAAAGATACCGCCGAGTGCTTTTCTTGCTGTCAGCGCAAATCGTGACGAGCTTTTCAACTGGGCAGAGGCTGGGATCAGCAAGGCTTCTGAGTCGCAGAATAAGTTTGATCAAGAGAGACAGCTTGCAGGCATCAGAGCACAAACTCAGGAAGAGATGCTTCAGGCGAGACAGGATCAAGCTCTTGCGAGAGAAGACAGGGCAAGATCAGAGCGAGAAGGCGTGCGAGTCAACGAAGGGGCAGAACAACTTTCGAAAGAGTTGGCAAAAGACAGTCTGCCGGAAGTAGTTGCGTCGATTAAGAATCTCGACAGCCTTACTGGTGGGCTATACTCGGATGATGCCGTCAAAAAGCTTGATAAGATTACTGGTAAAAAAGGTTTTATCGCAAGCGTCTCTATCCCATTGACGACGATTAAGCCTTTTGAAAGCTCTATGTTTAAAGGCGATGATTTAAAGCTTTTCCAGGGTATTAGTTCTTTGCGAAACCAATATTTAAAATTACGAAGCGGCGGCGCTGTTACAGACCCAGAAGCAGATAAATTCTTAGAAGAGATGGGTTCTGGCGGAGTCCGCACCGGCGAACAGCTTGCAACTGGTCTTCGGCATCTGACTCGCGCGGTTCAAGAAACAGTAAAGAACAAAGAAGCTGGCGTCGATCCAAAGGCTTTAGATGTATACAAATCAAGAGGCGGCGGGATTTCTAGCGGCGCTCTACCTAAGCCAGGAGGGTCTGCATCCACGGCTGCTTCGCCAGGAAAAGCGGTGGCGAATATGGCTGCGGCTAAGAAGCTTGCGGCTTTGCCAGATAAAGTAAGAGCGCGAGCTGCGCTAGAAAAACAACTTGGCCGAGCGCTTTTGGATGAAGAAGCCGCTCTATTTCCTACTGATGTAGCCGGAGGCCGATAATGGCAGGAATTGCTGGGATGGGAACACCATCAAAAGTACAACAGCCCGTCCCGCAGCCTGTTCCGCCCATGCCGCAAGACGTAGGTCTTCCGCCGACAACGCTTGAGAATTCTCCTGCGCAAGTGCCACAAGAAATTGATTACGATGCGCTTGCGGCGGAAGCCGTCGCTCAAGAGCCAGAGATTGATTACGACGCTCTTGCCGCGGAAGCGGTAGCTCAGTCGCCAGAAGTTGGATACGAAGACGAGATAAGAGCCCGCGCAAAAGCATCGTTTGGCGGCAGTCCTGAACAGAAGAAGAATCTTCTCGAAGAGACTTACGGCAAAGGTAACGTCAAAATTGACGGCGAAGATCTTTACATTAAAAAAGACGGTAAAGAGCAAAAGTTCACTCGCGGCATGTTCGATATGCTTAAGGAAGTAATTCCTGCTTTTTACGGAAGCAACAAGGCGATAGATAACTTGGGCCGAGACTTTGCTGATTTGGCAAAGACTGGGATCACAGAAGCTGTTGCGCTGCCGGCAGAGTTGGCTGGCGGTCTTACTGGCGGGCCTGTTGGATTGGCGGCAGGACGCGCGGCGGGCGGAGCATTGGGCGAGGTCGCAGCGACTAAGTACGGTGAATCGATCGGCGCTAATTATTCGGCAGACGGTAACGATAGCCTCGCTGGTCGCGCTGCAATCCAGGGCGGCACGCGTGCTGTTGTTGGATTCGGCGTTGATAAGATACTTGGAAAGATCGCAGCCAAACAGGCTGCGAGAAAGTTAGCCGACGACATCCCAAGCGTTGATACGGTCGCAAAAGAAGCTGTCGACACTTTGGATGATGCGATTGTTACTTTAGAGAAATCTGGCTTTGATCCAAAAGTTAAAACGACTTTCGGTGACGTTAAGTACACGCCAGAACAAGCGATCAAATCTTCACAGCTTGCGCCTGATATTGTCGCCAATGCACCTGCAACTTCTAAGGAGTACATCCGGGCTAATAACTTACTTGCTGAAAAAGCAAATGAAGCGATCATGGCGAATCACGCTCGTATCACTGCAAAGGCGGCTAAGGGCACAGGCCAAGGGGCTAAGTTTTTAGAGTATGCCGATGATATTGATAAAGCCGAAGGTGCTTTGATTGGTGAGTTTAGAAAGAAAGCTGTTGCTGAAGCTGGCGACGGGGAAGTCGTTTTAACTAATTTACGAGATAAGATAGAGAAAATCGGCCAGCGTGTCGGCCTAGATGCCGAAAAGAAGATGACTGTTGAGAACATCACCAAAGAGGGTCTTGCGACTACCGACACAGAAGCAAGAAACTTAGTTTCTATTTACCAAGATCTTTACAATATGGCTGCCGACAATAATGGTCGAATACCGCTTAAGGAATTGGAGAAGGCCTATACAAAAATGGGCGCTCGAATTGATTTTAAGAAAACAGGCGAAGGTTACAACAAAACACTCAAGCAACTTTGGGAAGGTTTGCGTGACGACCAAACGCAAGGGATCAATCTTTTGCTTGATGAGGGTCAGGTAAAATCGTTTTCAAAGAAATCCTACCAAGAGGCCTTGGATAGTTTCAGCGGCATAAAAGAAAATGCATCGAAGCTTAAGAATATCCTAGGTAAAAGCGCTATTACTCAGGAAGCCATCGCAGGTCAAATATTCGGTAGCGGAGCTAAGAACTTGGAAACTATGAATGCTACAAAGAGTCTTTTAAAAGATGCTCCTGAAGTATGGGGAGCATTAAAGAAGACTCAGCTCGATAAATACTTAGAGGCTGCAAAGAATCCTAAGACCGGAAAGATTGACGGCAATGCGTACTTTGGCGCAATCGAAAAGCTTCCAAAAGAAATTCAAATAGAGCTTTTTGGAAGTCCGGCTGAAATGAATATCGCAAAAGCGACAAAGACGTATGCAAACCGCATACAAAACTTCTCGGCCAAGAACTTTGCTGAAGACCAAACAGCAAAAGCTGCGGCAAGAGATGCCGTTGGCTTCTTAACGTCTAACTTGAAATACAAGATGGATGCAGGCTTTAGGCTTTTAAGCCTTGGCGGTGAAGACAGAGCGCTTGCTCGCTATCTCTCAGGCCCCGGCCAAGCCGAGGTGCTCAAGATGATGCCGACTAATAAGCGAGGGGCTGCTTCTAAGGTGATTGACCGAATCATTGAAGAGTCGAAGAATATTCCAAAACCAGTCGCGATTGAAGCTCGGCAGGCATTAACTCCAAATGTTTCGGATGAGAATTGAAGCCTGAGAAGATAACAGAAGTCGAAGTCCTAGCTATGTGCAGTCAGCTAGGCTTCGATGTATCTGTTATTGATTCAAAGGCCACGTATTCGACAAACCTTGAGCGCTATGCAAAGTCAAAGTCTGCACCTGGCGGATTCCCAGATATTGTCGGTAACGATGATCG